TACCAACGGCACTTACTAAGCATAAGAATGGTCAATTACCCGAATCCTTATTAGTGCCAGTTAAATCTGGAGGCAAGATGTACTATGTTGCTGCTGCACAATTTAACAAGATGTATGATGCTGCCCTTGTCGCTGGTTTCAAACTTAAAAACATTGGTGACTACCGTTCATTTCAAGGTCAGTTATTCATGTTTATGGATCGTTATGTAACAACTGACACTGGGACTGGCGTTACCCGTCAATATGACGGTAAGACCTGGTGGTTGAAGAAGGGCAAAGCCCCGTCAGCTGCCCCAGACCCAACTGGTCTTAAAGGTTCTAATCATGGCTGGGGTCTTGCAATTGACCTTGGGTATGATGTCAATGGCAAACTTACCTCAATGGGTGGGGCTTGTTTTGATTGGATGTGCGCTAACGCCCCCAAGTATGGTTTTTACCTTCAAGGAGACAACAGGGCATCCAAAGAGTTTGAGGCTTGGCACTGGCAGTATTGTCTTGGTGATGCTTCTCCTGATGCTTCAGCACAGGCCTCCCCAGCGGCACCTGCAGCAGCACCTGCTGGTGGGGGTTTGAAGTTTAGTTATCCAGGTACCCCTATTGCCCTTGGTTCTAAGGGACCAAGTGCTGCTCTTGTTCAGGCAGTCATTGGAGCAAAAGCAGATGGCGATTTCGGCCCCAAGTCTGTTGCTTCACTTAAGGCGTGGCAGAAAGCTCATGGACTAACTGCGGATGGCTCTGTTGGTCCTGTAACATGGAAGAAGATGTTCGGCTGATAAGGAGCCACTAAATGGCTGTTAAAATTCAATTAAGGCGTGGAGCTACTGCTGACTGGCCGGGTTCTCTAGTACTAGATGCTGGTGAAGTAGGCGTTAATACTACCACTAAACAGTACAAAGTTGGCGATGGTACAACCACATGGAGTGCTCTTCCATACTGGGGTTCAGGTACTATTACTCAAATTACAGCTGGTACTGGTCTTAAATTAAATACTGTTGCTGGAGCAACTTCTACTGGGGGCGTTGTTACCCTAGATGTTGACACAGCTATAATGATGGCGCGAGCTATTGTAGGTGCAAAAGGTCAAGTAGTAGTCGGTGGAGGTGCTAGTTCTCCTGTTGCACTACCAGTTTCTGGCACAAACAATTTTGTGCTAGTTGCTGACTCTACTGATACAAACTACGGAGTTAAGTGGGGCCAAGTAGTTGAAGCATCTATTGCAACTAGTGCAGTAACGACTAGTAAGATTGCTGATATTAATGTTACTACCGCTAAAATTGCCGATAGTAATGTTACTACAGCTAAGATTGCCGATGGTGCAATTACTGCAATTAAAATTGCTGATGGCACAATTCTTAATGCTGAAATTAACGCTTCAGCTGCTATTGCATTGACTAAATTAGGAACTGGTGCTTTGCCAACTACCATCACTGTAGCATCAGCCAATATTGTTGATGGAACAATTGTAAATGCTGATATTAACGCTTCAGCTGCTATTGCATTGTCTAAGTTAGGAACTGGTGCTTTACCAACAGCAATAACTATTGCTTCAGCCAACATTGTTGATGCAACCATTACTGGAACAGATATTGCAGCTGGAACAATAACCTCATCAAATATTCTTGATGCAACAATTGTTAACGCTGATATCAGTGCTTCTGCTGGAATTGTTGATACAAAATTGGCAACTATTTCAACAACAGGAAAAGTTTCTAATAGTGCCACTACTGCTACATCAGCTAATACGGCATCAGCAATTGTTGCTCGTGATGGTTCTGGTGGTTTTGCGGCAGGTTCACTCGATATTGCTGGCGGTGGAGCATTTGGTAGTTACTCTACTTTGTCAAGTAATGGCATAGTTAGAACTGGAGTGATTACTACTGCCAATACTCCACTGACTACTAATGGGCCTACTAATACTTATCACGCAACATTTCATCGTTCAGGTACTGTTATTGGATCAATATATGATAATGGTTCAGGTGTCACATATAACACAACTTCTGACTATCGACTGAAAGAAAATGTTATACCTCTTGTTGATGCGCTAGAAATAATTGAAATGCTTGCACCAAAAACATATAATTTTATTTCAAATCCAACAGTAACCGAACATGGCTTTTTTGCACATGAACTTGCAGAAGTGATTCCTTACGCTGTTGCTGGACAAAAAGATGCAATAGACGAAGAAGGAAACATCAAGCCACAACAAGTTGACTACTCAAAATTAGTTGCTGTTCTTGTTGGTGCAGTACAAGAACTGACTGCCCGTGTGAAAGAATTAGAAAACAACAAATAAAAGGTAACACAAAATGGCAATGGACCCAGATATTGCGGCAAGGCTAGCTCGATACGCAAAAGAACGTAGAACAAGAAGCTACTTAGATGATGAACCCCTAGAGGGCACTGGTTGGACTAAAGAACTAGATGAAATGCGTGAAATTGAGTTTGACAGTGGTTCAGACTATGACTGGGAAAACGACGTTGAAATAACTGACGACAACTACACCAAAGATGAAGACATACAAAAGAAAGAACAAAAAGAAGAAGAACAGCGCATTCAAAAGTTATGTGAAGAACTAGCAGCAAAAGTAACTACAAAACTAAATGAAGTAACCTCAGTACCATTTAGCCAAGAAGAATACAATGGATTAGGCTCAAGCAGTCGTGTAGCAGCGTTTAAATTTGACTTTGGAAAATTTAACTGTTCTGATATTAAAAATTTAGATGGTTATAAAGAGTTGGTTGAATCCGGTGATGTAGGAGCTGTACTTGACCTTATAGCAGATAATGAAACACTTGAAGGTATGACTTGGGTAAGATTCCATAAGTTTGGAACAGAAGTACTGTATGGTCCTATGACCTATGGGTACTTTAGAACGTTTGAAGATGGTGGGCCTTTAGGTAGCTATGGAAATGCTGTCAGAACTGTGTTAGAACCAAAGGGATATACTAAGGGTGCAGCTTTAAACTCTAAAGAAGCTGACGCTAATAAAGCAAGTTATGAAGAGTTTAAGAGTGCACGAGATGATGTTATTGGGCAACCCTACTAGAATAAAACTATATAAATACAGTAAATTGGAGATATTGAATGGTTATAATAAGTTTATGTATTTTAATGATAATAATAGGGGCATACTTCTTATTTAGGAACACACTAAATAAACTGCAGTATTTAGGCCCTATTTACTGGATTACAAGAGATAACACCAGCTTAACGGCTCCTTTTATATCTATCGGTTTTATGCGTCAGATTGCCCCACCCTGGAAAATAGGTAAAGGTATTCAAGTTTCATACAAAAATTACTCATTTCAAGTAGGATTTTGTCGTAAGTCCACTCATGCCGATGAGACATCAGGTATCCTAGGGGCACTAGGTGGAAGATACTTAGATGATGATGCTGATACAATCCGAAAGTGGTAACAATGTTTTTTAGAAAAGCAGACGAGCCAATTAAGAAGATCAAAAGAATTGAGCGTTCTGACACTCCAACACTCATTAATTGGATGGATGCTACTATTATGGGGCTAGGTAAATCATTTGATGATTGGCGTTTTAAGGATCTGCCGGAATCAGAAGTAACCCAGCATGTAGATATTTTAAAGTCACTATGGGCTGAAATATCAGATCGTATGACAGAAAAGTAGGTAATAAAATGCACAAGCCAAATATGGATAAAGGTAATTTAAACCCTTCACGTAAGGCTATTTTGCGTGGTAACACCAGAGATACTGCATACTTAAATGAGTTGGTAGACCACCTTAACCATTTGGGTTACGACTTTGGTTGTGTATCTAGCATTATTTCCAGCACTCCTGATATGTCCACTTACCTTGTAAGCCTTCCTGACCTGTTCTATTTAGTAGATAGAATCAATGAATCATTAGGAATGCCCAAGAAACCTCTTGAAGTTCCTGATCAGGGAGTATTATTCACTGACGATGCTCTATAATTAAAGCATGCAGGAACTACTAGAAGATGGGTCTTCGCCTGAGGATATTCAGGCAGTTGAACTAGACGAAACATCACAAGAATTCATTGACCAGCTTGTTTTAAAGCTTATCCTTTTTACGGAGGAGTTCTGTAATGTAACCTTCTTCCCATACCAGGTGCCTATTGCTTACCGAGTAATTGAGTCAATAGTTATTGGTGATGGTGAAGAACTGACATTGGTGGCTACTCGACAGTCTGGTAAGTCAGAAGTTTTGTCTAATGTCTTAGCATCAATGATGGTCATCCTCCCTAAGCTTTCAAAGGTTTATCCAACCTGGTTGGGTAAGTTTGAAAAGGGGTTTTGGTGTGGTGTTTTTGCCCCGGTTGAAGATCAGGCCGACACCGTGTTTAGCCGAATTGTCAACAAACTAACTAGTGAACACGCTATGGACTTCCTTCTTGACCCAGAAATTGACGATAAAGCTACGTCGGGCGGTTCACGAGGTAAAGGCAGAATCATCAGTCTTAAGCACTCTGGTTCCCTTTGCCGTATGCAGACCTGTAACCCTAAGGCAAAGATTGAATCTAAGACCTACCACTTTGTACTTATTGACGAAGCTCAAGAAGCTGATGAGTACATGATTGCAAAGTCCATCAAACCAATGTTGGCGTTCAATAACGGGTCTATTGCACTAACTGGCACAGCTACTCGCAACAAGTCATACTTTTATAAAATGATTCAATTTAATAAACGCAGAGATGTAAACAGTAAACGTAACCATAGGCAGTGCCATTTTGAGTACGACTGGAGAACTGCTGCAAAATATAACGAGAACTATGCTAAGTTTATAGGTAAAGAGAAGGTAAGAATCGGAGAAGATTCCGACGAATTCCAGATGTCCTACTGCAACAAGTGGGTTCTTGAAAAAGGTATGTTTGTCAGTGATGACCGTCTTTCTCGGATGTATGACACTTCAATGGGGCTTGTTAAACAGTGGTGGCGTACCCCAGTAGTCGTAGGTATTGACGTAGCCCGTTCAAATGACTCAACCGTAGTTACAGTATGTTGGGTTGACTGGGATCGTCCTGATGGGTTTGGTTTCTATGAACACAGAATTCTTAATTGGCTAGAGATCAACAATGAAGAATGGGAATCTCAATATTTTGAAATTATTGATTTCCTAAGAAACTATAATGTATACCGTATTGGTGTTGACTCCCAGGGTGTTGGTGGAGCAGTTGCAGAACGCTTACAAATCCTTATGCCAAAGATTGATGTAGTAGCTGTTACTTCTGATGCTAAAACCCAAAATGATCGTTGGGTGCATTTAACTGAGTTAATTCAGCGGGATCAACTGGTTATACCTGGGCATTCTAAAGCACGACGTACACGAAGTTGGAAGCGGTTTAACCAACAAATGTCTGACCTTGAAAAGGTTTACAGAGGCCCGTACATGCTGGCCGCTGCACCTGAAGAAAAGGGAGCTTTTGATGACTTCCCAGACAGCCTGGCAATAGCCTGTGCTATGTCAGTATTAGACACAATGCCAATGGTTAGTGTGTCTGATAACCCATTCTTCAGATAATCATGCTAAAACGTGGTAATCTAAATATACAAACTTCCATTCCACTAGGAGGAAAACTATGGCTGTAGGCCCCACCCCCATGTTCCCAGAAAAAGGAACCCCCATGTTTGAGCGTTCAATGGCTGCAAGCATTCCTGGCAACCGCGGACCACTGCGCTTTGAAGAAGGTATTGCAACTGACACTGACGTTCCGTATGACTTCAGTGTAGGTGCATATGAAGACACCGCTCCGGCTCCTGGTCGTGAAAACCACACCAACCCTGAGATGTTCTTCAAGTACCCCGAAGAGACCATGCGTGAGCGTGCTCACGTTGGCTCAGCTTCCTGGATTGAAGCTCCTCAGCACCTTCAGGAGTTTGTTCAGGGTAGCATGGCCGGCGATTCTATGCCGCAGTTTGAATACTCATATAACACGGGTGGCCGTATGAATCTGCCAAACCCGACTGTTGTTTCTGGCTAAGATCTGGTAGAGTAGATGCTCCGTACTTAAGGAGCATTAATGACCCCTCATCAACTAGACTTACTTTCAAAGTACCTTCAGCGAGTTGTCGCTAGAGGAGCAGAAGAAGAACAAGAATTGTATTCATTAATACAATCAGTAACACACTTGTCAAACTCCTGCAATAATGTGTATACTAAAGAAGGCAAAACAGCCGCATAACAACTGCTGGTATTCCAGTGGGGTAACACAAGGAGTACCACATGTCCGATTCCTCAAGTCTGATTGCAGACTTAACGGAGCGACAAGCGAATGCACTTCGTCAAAAGTGCTCGTTCACTCGCATAAAAGAAAGTATGACTCCAGATGAGCGTGCTGCAGTAAATAAAGCTGAAGAAGAAATCAAAGTAGATACCGGGAACGGTAGAGCAAAGACTTACTCCTGTTCCTGGTTATCTGAAGTGCTTACAAAAAATGGGTATCCAGTAAGTTCTAGCACTATCTCCCGTCATATGAACGGGCGGTGTGGCTGTGAGTAATCTGGTATCTGCTTTGTCAACTAACTCTTTAAACAAACCTGAATGGCCATTAGTACAACCTGGTCCTTCAGTAAAAATGCCAACAATTAAAGTTAAGCCCTCATCAAACGCTCCAGGTTACCAAACCTGCGTAATCCTTCCAGATATGCAAATTGGGTATTTCCGTGCCCGCAATGGCGAATTAGAAGCCACTCATGATGAACACGCCATTGAGATGGCCTTAGCTATTACAAAATCCCTAAATCCAGACATGATTGTGTTAGTTGGAGACAACTTGGACTTTCCTGAATTTGGTAAATACCGTCTTAGTAGTGCTTATGCACTAACTACACAAGCATCCATTGATCGTGCTACAACCCTCGGAGCACAGCTGCGTACCTATGCTCCTAACGCTAAGATTGTATGGATAGCTGGAAACCATGAAGAAAGATTGGTGAACTTTGTACTCGATAACGCGAAAGCTGCTTTTGGGATTCGTAAAGGTAATACGCCAGAGTCCTGGCCTGTGCTTAGTATTCCTTATCTCTGTCGTTTCGACGATTATGGGATACATTATGTACCGGGCTATCCAGCTGGACAATTTTGGATCAACGAAAGACTCCGTGTCATACACGGCACGAAAGTACGCAGTAACGGGTCGACAGCACATGCCTACCTCA